TAACTCGTATTGAAAACGAAAAAGCCGTTTTAGAAAATAAACCTGTAGAAGACAAATCTGTTGCGTTTAGTGGTTTTGCTGAAAGGAGGAGCAAGTAATGTATAAGCAGACATTATTTAAAGTATTAGATAATCACGTACCCACAAACGCTTTAAAAAGACTAAATAAAGCTAAGCGCTGGGATTATGGCTACAACAAAGACCACGATATGGTCGTCATTAGCAAGACTGGTAAAATAGGTGATATATATGAAATACAAAACCTAAAAATAGCATTACCACCAACAAATAAAGCTCATAAGTTTAAAAGTGACAAATGGGAGGTGACTCCTTATCCTAAGGAACTTAACAGAGTTAAAACAATATTTGATTGGAAAGAACTACCAAACGAATTTAAAAATAAATACATAGATTATATTGAAGGCGAATTTAAAAATAGAGAAGAAGGTTTTTGGTTTTACAACAATGGTAAGCCTACTTATATTACTGGTACTCACTATATGTACCTTCAATGGTCAAAAATTGATGTTGGTAACCCAGACTTTAGGGAAGCCAACAGATTGTTCTTTATATTCTGGGAAGCATGCAAGGCGGACAAAAGGTCTTATGGAATGTGCTATCTTAAAAATCGTCGATCAGGATTCTCATTTATGGCGTCAGGAGAAACTGTTAATCAAGCAACTATTAGTTCAGATGCACGATTCGGAATATTGTCCAAATCTGGACCAGACGCCAAGAAAATGTTCACAGATAAAGTTGTACCAATATCAGTCAATTATCCATTCTTTTTTAAACCAATACAGGACGGGATGGACAGACCAAAGACCGAGCTTGCGTACAGAGTCCCCGCTTCTAAACTTACAAGACGGAACATTACTAGCACCGACAAACCTGAGGAACTCGATGGACTGGATACAACCATAGATTGGAAAAATACAGGTGATAACAGTTATGACGGTGAAAAATTAAGACTGTTAGTACACGACGAGAGCGGTAAGTGGGAAAGACCTAACAATATTTTAAATAATTGGCGAGTCACTAAGACCTGTCTTAGATTAGGTAGTAGAGTTATTGGTAAATGCATGATGGGTTCAACCAGCAACGCATTAGATAAAGGTGGTAACGAATTCAAAAAACTTTACAATAATTCAGATGTTACAAAACGAAACAGAAATGGACAGACAAATTCGGGCCTCTATTCTTTGTTCATACCTATGGAATGGAACTACGAGGGATTCATTGATTCTTATGGACTACCTGTGTTCGAAACACCTGAACGAGAAGTTATTGATCCACATGGAGATATAATCGACGTAGGTGTACTTAGCCATTGGCAGAATGAAGCTGAGGGCTTGAAGTCAGATCAAGACGCATTAAATGAGTTTTATAGACAGTTTCCTAGAACTGAAGAGCACGCTTTTAGAGACGAAACTAAAAATAGTATATTTAACTTAACTAAAATATACGAGCAAATAGATTATAACGAGGAAACAGTTGATTTGACTGTTGGAAACTTTCAGTGGCTAAACGGAGTTAAAGACACTAAAGTAGTATTTATGCCAAATCAGAAAGGTAGGTTTAAAGTTAGTTGGGTGCCACCTAGTAACTTACAAAATAGAGTTGTAATAAAAAATAATGTAAAACACCCTGGCAACGAGCACGTAGGGGCGTTTGGTTGTGACTCTTACGATATATCAGGCACTGTTGATGGTAAAGGTTCTAAGGGATCACTTCATGGTCTTACAAAGTTTAGTATGGAAGATGCACCAGCTAATGAGTTCTTTTTAGAATATATAGCAAGACCACAAACTGCTGAAATATTTTTTGAAGATGTACTAATGGCTTGCATATTCTACGGCATGCCAATATTGGCTGAGAATAATAAGCCAAGATTATTGTATTACTTTAAAAGAAGAGGTTACAGAGGCTTCTCTATGAATAGACCAGATAAAGTATGGAATAAGTTATCTGTGACAGAAAGAGAGATCGGTGGTATGCCAAACTCAAGTGAAGACATAAAGCAAGCTCACGCAGCTGCTATAGAAATGTATATAAATGACCATGTAGGCGAAAAGAACGAAGGTTTTGGTTCTATGCCTTTCAACGAAACTTTGAACGATTGGGCTAAGTTTGACATAAATAGAAGAACCAAGTTTGATGCCACGATAAGTTCTGGATTAGCCATAATGGCTTGCAACAGGCATTTGTATTCGCCCAAACAAAGTATAGAGAAAAAGAAAGTAAATTTAAATATAGTCAAGTATGCAAATGCGGGCTACAATTCAAAAATAATAGAAAATTAGTATGGCTGAGTCAGTTACATCACATTATTTTCCTAGTCAAGTCGTTAGCGACATAGAGAAAGCTTCAGAAGAATACGGTCTTAAGATCGGTAAAGCTATTGAATACGAATGGTTCAATAGAGATTCTGGAACTAATCGTTTCGCTAGTAATCAAAACACTTTTCACAAGTTAAGACTATATGCCAGAGGAGAACAATCAATACAAAAATATAAAGATGAGTTATCAATTAATGGTGACTTAAGTTATTTAAACTTAGACTGGAAGCCTATTCCTATCATACCTAAATTCGTTGACATAGTGGTTAACGGAATATCAGAAAGAACATTTGATATAAAAGCATATTCTCAAGATCCATATGGAGTTTCTAAAAGAACTAAATATATGGAAGATATTATAGCTGACATGAAAACTAGAGACTTAAACGAGTTTTCACAAGAAGCTTTCGGAATATCGATAGCAAGCACACCTCCAGAAAAGTTGCCAGATAGTGAAGAAGAACTACAGCTTCACATGCAGCTAAATTACAAGCAAGCAGTAGAGCTAGCTGAAGAGCAAGCTATAAACACTATACTTGAAGGTAATAGGTATGAGCTTATAAGAAAAAGAATCAACTACGATTTAACTGTTCTGGGCATCGGCGCTGTAAAAAATACTTTTACAAAGTCTGAGGGAGTTAAAGTAGATTACGTTGACCCGGCAAATATAGTTTATTCATATACTGAATCGCCATATTTTGATGATTTATATTACGTAGGTGAAATTAAGACAATACCTATTAATGAGCTTAAGAAAGAATTTCCAGATCTTACTGATAAGGATTTAGAAACAATGAGTAAGCAGGGTTATCAAAACACTGGCTTTTACAATAGAAGCATAGTCGAGTCTACTAATATAGACAGGAATCAAGTTCAAGTATTATACTTTAATTTCAAAACTTATGCTAACGAAGTATACAAAGTAAAAGAAACTTCTACTGGTGCTAGTAAGGTTATAGTTAAAGACGATCAATTCAACCCACCTAATGAGCTACTAGAAGAGAGATTTGGCAAAATGTCTAAGCAGATAGAAGTTCTTTATGAAGGAGCTATGATTTTAGGCACTAAGCAACTTTTGAAATGGGAGCTAGCTAAAAATATGATGAGACCTAAAAGTGACTACACTAAGGTTAAAATGAATTATTCAATAGTGGCGCCAAGAATGTATAAAGGCCGTATAGAGTCGCTAGTAAGCAGGATAACTACTTTTGCTGACATGATACAGTTGACGCACTTAAAGCTGCAACAAGTAATGTCACGTATGATACCTGATGGTATATATTTAGACGCTGATGGCTTAGCTGAAATAGATTTAGGTAACGGCACAAACTACAATCCGCAAGAAGCATTAAACATGTTCTTCCAAACAGGTAGTATAATTGGTAGATCAATGACTGCTGACGGAGATATGAATCCAGGTAAAGTACCTATTCAGGAGATACAGAGCGGCTCAGGAGGAGCTAAATTAGCTTCACTGATACAAACATATAACTACTACCTACAAATGATAAGAGATGTCACCGGATTGAACGAGGCGCGTGATGGTAGTACTCCAGATAAGAACGCTTTAGTAGGTATACAAAAAATGGCAGCCGCTAATTCAAATACTGCTACAAGGCACATATTGCAAAGTGGATTATTTTTAACAGCTGAGTTGGCCGAGTCTATATCATTAAGAATATCTGATATTATAGAGTACTCACCAACTAAAGATGCCTTTATACAGAAGATAGGTGGACACAATGTAGCCACTCTTAGAGAAATGAGCGATCTGCATTTATACGACTTTGGTATATTTATTGACCTAGCACCAGACGAAGAGCAAAAGCAAATGCTTGAAAACAATATTCAAGTAGCATTAGCCAAAAATGGTATAGAGTTAGAAGATGCTATAGATGTTAGAGAAATTAAAAACATAAAGCTTGCTAATCAAGTTCTTAAGATAAGAAGGAAAAAGAAAGCACAGCAAGACCAGTTAATGCAACAACAAAACATCCAAGCTCAAGCTCAAGCAAACGCACAAGCACAGCAAGTAGCCGCTCAAGCAGAAGTGCAGAAAAATCAAGCATTATCGCAAAGCAAGATACAAGTAGAGCAAGGCAAAATCCAAATGGAGATGCAGAAAATGCAACAAGAGGCCATGCTTAAAAAGGAATTAATGAATCACGAGTTTAAGTTAAACATGCAGTTAAAGCAAATGGAAACTGAAATACTAAAAGAACGTGAATCACAAAAAGAAGATCGTAAAGATGAAAGAACTAAAATTCAAGCTACACAGCAATCTGAATTAATAGATCAAAGAAAAAAAGAAAGTCCACCTAAAAACTTCGAGTCATCGGGTAATGATATAATGGGTGGCGGTTTTGGATTAAATGCTTTTGATCCAAGATAAACAAAACAACTATACAATTTTATAATATTTTATTATGGCTAAAAAAAAGAAAGTCGAAAAGGTCGAAGAGATCGTAGACAAAAACGAAGAACAGGCGGTAGAAGTCGCTGCTGTAGAAGAACCAGTTAAACCTCAGCAAGAAGAAAAAATTGATGATGGAATAGCTAGGTTAGATTTAAGGGATTTTCAAGAAAAACCTACTGAGGAAACTACTGAAGAAACAGTTGTAGAAACGCAAGTTGAACCTGAAGTAAAAGCTGAGGTTGAGGAGCAAGCTATTGAAGAAGTAGTAGAAGAGACAGTAGAAGAAAGTCCTGTGCAGGAAATTGCTTTAGAAGAAGTTACAGAAATAGCAGATAAGCTAGAAGAAAACATCGAAGAAGCTATTGAAAAAGCAGAAGAACAAGGAACTCAACTTCCAGAAAACATTCAAAAAGTAGTTGACTTCATGCACGAAACTGGAGGAAGTTTAGAAGATTATGTTCAATTAAATAAAGATTACTCAAAAATGAGTGATAATGATTTATTGAGCGAGTACTTAAAGCAAACTAAACCTCACTTGAACGACGAAGAAAGATCTTTCTTAATGGAAGATTTGTATTCTTGGGACGAGGACATCGATGAAGATCGAGATATAAGAAGAAAGAAATTGGCATTAAAAGAGCAAGTTGCAGATGCTAAAAACCACCTAGACGGGTTAAAGTCTAAATATTATGATGAAATCAAAGCAGGTTCTAGATTAAACCCTGAACAACAGAAAGCTATGGATTTTTTCAGTCGATACAATAAAAATCAGACAGTGGCCGAGGACAACGCTAAGTTTTTTAAGAAAAAGACTAATGAGGTTTTCTCTAATGAATTCAAAGGTTTTGAATACAAAGTAGGAGAAAAGAGATTTAGACTTAATGTTAAAGATGCTGATGCGATTAAAGAGAACCAGATGGATATTGGAAATTTTGTAAATAAGTTTGTTAACAAAGAAACTAACAAAATGGAAAATGCCAAAGGTTATCACAAGTCTTTGTTTACTGCAATGAATCCAGATGTAGTAGCTAATCACTTCTACCAGCAAGGTAAAGCTGATGCGCTAAAAGAAAGTATGTCAAAGGCAAAGAATGTCGACATGTCGCCAAGAGGTACTTTATCTAGCGAAAGCACACCAAGTGGCACGAAGTATAAATCTATATCGGGTGATTCATCTTCTGATTTTAAAATTAAAATTGGTCAAAATAGATCAAACAGAATTACTTAAACATTAAAAAATAAAAAAACAAAATTATGGCAATTTCAAACACGGGTGCCAAATTAAACGCCCTAACTCCACGTCCAACTCAAGGACTATTTGGAGACAATTACCTATCCTTAGCGGATATGGATTTTACAAAACAATTTTTACCAGATGTATACGAAAAAGAAGTTGAACGTTTTGGAAACAGAACTGTAAGCGGATTTTTACGTATGGTAGGCGCTGAGATGCCTATGTCATCTGATCAAGTTGTTTGGAGTGAGCAAGGAAGATTACACGTAGCTTTTGATGACGTAGCTATTGCTGACGCTACTGTGACAACAAACATCGTCGATGTTCAAAGCGCTGACAACAAAGGCTTACTTGGAGTAGGAATGACAGTTATTATCGCTAGCGGTTTTAATGTAGTCAAAGCTCGAGTTGCTAGTCTTGATGTAGACGGAGGCGGTAATGCTCTTTCTGCAACCGAAGTTCAAGTAAACCCTTACGGAGCAGCAACCTTATCTGGATTACTATCAGGAATTAATACTAGTGTATCAGGTGCTAAATTATTCGTATATGGTTCTGAGTTTAAAAAAGGTAGCGCAGACGGGGGAAAATCCGTAGATGCTCAATTTACTTCTTTCAGTAACAAGCCTATTATACTTAGAGACAAGTATACAGTAAATGGTTCTGATACTGCTCAAATCGGTTGGGTTGAAGTAACTAGCGAAAACGGTGCTTCTGGATACTTATGGTACTTAAAGTCTGAGCACGAAGCTCGTCTACGTTTCGAAGATCAATTAGAAATGGCGATGGTTGAAGCTGTTAAAGACACAGGAAACGCTGCTGGTTCTGCTGGTGGTGCAGGTTTCGGAGGTAGCGAAGGTTTATTCGAAGCTGTTGAAACAAGAGGTCTAATCTACAACGATGCTAACTTTGGTGCTGCTGGAGGTGCTGGTCTTGCTGAATTTGATGACATCTTAGCTGAGCTAGATAAGCAAGGAGCTATTGAAGAAAACATGCTTTTCTTAGATAGAGCTACTTCTTTATCTATCGACAACATGTTAGCATTCCAAAATTCTTACGGAACTGGTGGTACTTCTTACGGAGTATTCAACAACTCTGAAGATATGGCTTTAAATCTAGGTTTCTCTGGTTTTAGAAGAGGTTCTTATGACTTCTACAAAACTGACTGGAAATACTTAAACGATTCTACTACTCGAGGATTAATCGATGATATAGATGGTATTATTGTACCAGCAGGTACTTCAACTGTTTACGATCAGAATTTAGGTAAAAACATTGCAAGACCATTCTTGCACGTACGTTACCGAGCTTCTGAAGCTGATGATCGTAAGATGAAGTCTTGGATTACTGGTTCAGTTGGTGGAAACTACACTAGCGCTGCAGATGAAATGAATGTTCATTTCTTATCTGAAAGAGCACTGTGCGTACAAGCTGCTAACAACTTCGTATTATTGAAATCTACTCAACTATAGTAGTAAAACTAATGTAAATAATTACCCTCGTATTAATAACGGGGGTAATATTTACTTTTTAAACTTTTTAAATTATATTATATCATGACAACTAAAAAAACAAAAGCGGCTAAGGCTGCACCGAAAGCTGAGGCTTTTATAGAACAAGAAGTTATTACAGCTCCAAAGCAAGTAATAGAAAAA